GAGGCAGTCCAAAGGCATTCCCATACAATCTCCAGAGGTTGTTGCACAAGCAGTCCAACAGCCTGTGGATAACTCATCTTCTCAAATTGATGAGATACAACCTGGAGAGCAAAAATCAACAACCTCTAAGGGTTGTACAAAACACCGAACAGCCTCTAGTCAGAAGGATGTTAAAGATATATTTATTAAAAGAAGTTTAAATGTTCTGAACAACCAAAACGAAGAAATGTTGATCGGATACCTGACTGACCTGGACTTCACTGTCGGTCAGGTCGAGCAGGCGGTTGACGACCTGCTGGCAGCCGCCAGGCGCGAGGGTGTCGAGCCCCCCAAACGACTGGAGTGGTGGATCAATGCAGTGATCGAGCACCAATCCGATGCCACGGCAAGGCACCTGGCAGGCTCAGGAAGCCCTGCAAAACCATGAGCTGGTACGCAGGTAGCCAGCCAGCCCATCAGCGCGTTGTAGGCCGTTTAAATCGGTCTGTCCAACCATCAGACGAACGTATGGGTTTTGTACACGCCTGGCAGATCGAGGCGTGTCTGGCTGCTGGCAGACCGGCCCTGCTGACTGGTTCTTCCATGGCTTGCTTGTCGATCTTTTGCATGACTGGTGGCCTTGTGTCTTCGATGGTTGACGTGATGGTGATGGCATCTTGAGCGCTGATTGATGGGTCGTAGATGACCCGCCAGGTGTTCATCCGCTCGCCTGGCTTGGCCTTCCAGACCACTTCCAGGTAGCCCAGCTTGGTCAACTTGACCACTTGCTTGCTGATGGCTTGCTGGCTGACCTTGAGCTGTTCGGCCAGCTTTGCCTGGCCAACCCAGGTGATGCCGGCACGGTTGCAGTAGCTGCAGATCAGGATCAGGGCACGCATCATCCCTTCAGAAAGCCGCCTGTCGGTGCATGCTCTGATGGGGATCACGGCCAGCTTGCGCTGGTCTGGGATCGGATCACGCTCTTTGATGCGCGGCTTCTTGGGGATGCTGAAGGGCACGATGTTGTCAATCATGGGCAGAGCGCTCACGGTAGATGTCCTTCATGTGCTGCCTGATGCGCTCGGCACTGCCTTGGCCATAGATCTTCTCGCTGGCCAGCAGCATGCGCTCGACCATGGCCTTGTCCTTCTTGTAGTCCCAGGCTGCCAGGATATCCCTGGCCTGGCCACGCTCGGTGATCCAGCGCTCGGGCAGTGGGCCTGTGTTCTTGGGGTAGTGCGGCTTCCATGGCCGCTTCACTTGAGCTTGATCGCGTTGATCACGCGCTGGGCAATGGTTGGGTTCTGGTTGGCCTTGATGCTCTCAGCCAGGTGCTTGCGCAGCCACACAACGCCACCCAGGCGCGTCCATTCGCGGTACTCATGGGGTCTGAGCCTTGCGCTGACTGTTCGGGTCACGCCCGTCATCTCACTCTTTGGTCTTGGCATAGTCTTCTTTCAAAATCTCGTTGTTGAGCTCCAGGGCAATGCGTCGCACCCCTTTGAGCAGCTCATGCAGGTTGTCAACGGTCTCCATCTCCCGCTCAAGCGCGTCCTTGAGCAGTGCGATCTGGTGGTGCAGGTTGCGCAGCTCACCGTTGGCCTCTTGTGTGTCGCGGATGATCCCGTCCTCATCTCGGAATAGCTTGACGTAGCTCACATGCATCGCTTGCTCCATTTCCAGTGGTTCCAGGTGGTCACGTCGCAGTCGAGCTCCCACAGATGCACCCCGGTGATCTTCTGCTGGTGACGGCGCAGCTTGCGCATGCCCTTGAGGTAGATCTGCCTGGCTCGCTCTTGTGTGCAGCCGAGCTCATGGCCAGCCTCTTTGAGCGTCAGTTCGTCATGCACGATCAGCTTGATGACCAGCATCTCTCGATCTGTCAGGGCTGCGTCAGCCAGGATTTTGAACAACAGATCTTTGGCCTCAACCAGATCCATGTCGTCCTGCAACTGCCATGACCACTTGTGCCGGGGCAGCTCGGGCAGCTCTTCATCCCGGCTGTACCAAATCTTTTTGACCTCGCTGGGCAAAGTCTCGGTCATGAGCTGGCCGTAGTAGGGCGAGCCACGACCGTTGCGGTTTACTGTGTTTTTGCCAGTCATCGTTTGTGCTCCCAGGCCTTCACAAAGGCGTAGAGCACGGCCAGGCAGATCACGGCACCCAGCACCAGCACGCCAAAGATCACAAGCAGGTCAATCACATCACCCCTCGCATTTCTTGTGGCATGACACCCCGCATTTCCCAGCCTGCTAGAAAGTAATTCCACCTGCCTTGCATAGCAGGGTTGGCGTACTTGTCGCCCGACATGGTTAGGTCTGCATCGGTGTAGCCTTTAGAGGCCATCAGTGCGTGGAATACTTTTCGTGCTTTCATGTGTTTTTCTCCTTAAGTTTGGCTTCGGTTAAATCAAAAATACTGCCCTCTGATCTCAAAATCGTATCTCGCTCATCTTCCGTTAGCCCTACCCACTCACGTTTTGGTTTAATAAGTTCTTCCTTTGCAAAAGTCATGGCTTGACCCAGCTTCTTGACAAGTACATCTTCGATCAATGGCACTATGATTTCTTGCAGATATTCACGCAACGCATCTTCTTGTTTTGGTGTCATGTGTTGCGCTCCTTGAGTTTGCGCTCGACTGCCGCACCGTAAAACACCCAATCAGCACTCATGCAACCGCACTCAACAGCAATATCGGTATGTTCTTGCTCAGTCAGCCCAACCCATGTGCGATCTGTCGCCTCGATCTCTTGCCCAAGCCTCTGCACTTCGCTCATGGCGCGTTCTGCCAAGGCCTTCTCTGCTATCAGTTTGGCAAAGGCTTCCAGGTGATGCACAAATCTTGCTCTGTCTTTGCCCAGGCCATACAACTCCATGCCTGAGTCACGGGCCATCTCAATAATTTCTCGTGTCATTTGTCGGCCTCCAGTGCCCAGTGCAGCAGCGCCAGCGCGTCTGCCTCGTTGTCATCAGTTACCGGGTGGCCAAGTAGTTGCATGGATGCAACCATTGCCTGCTTGTCGGCGTTGCCCCGGCCAGTCGCGTGCTTCTTGATCGTGCCCACCGGCACGCCTTGGTAGGGAATGTTGTTTTGCTCGCACCAAGAGGTGAGGGTGGCCAGCAGCCCACCGTAGACGTGCGCTGAGTCGGTGCTGGCGTGTCTGCGCACCTCTTCAAAGTAGATGGCGCTGATCTCTGGGCCAACGCTGCCGTAGATCTCGGCCAGCCACTTCTTGAAACGCAGGTAGCGCATGCCGCCACCCTCGTAGCGGCCAGGCTTAAAGCTCGACCAACCATGCACGATGGTGCCGTCAGCCGCCTGGCAGGCCCAGCCGGTGGTGGTGCCCAAGTCCAGGGCCAGAACAACCGCGGTCATAGCTGGCCAGCCTCGCGCAGCGCCTGCACAAATGCCTCGACATCAGGGCAGGGCAGGTCGCGCCAGCAGGCAGCGTCCCCGGTCATAAAGAGCGCCTCGGTGATCACGTCATCTGGCAAGCGCTGGCCTTCCTTGGCCTTGTCCAGTATCTGGGTGGCTTCCTGGTGGGTCATGGCTGGCGCACCCCCGACAGGAATCGCTGCAGCCGGGGCTGGAGCTCACCGTACTTGGGCATGAGCTGGTCGCGCACGCACTGGTCAATGAGGGATGAGATGCTGCGCCGCTGGTCGGCAGCCGCAGTGTCCAGCAGCGCCCTGGTGGCAGGGTGCAGCCGCATCAGGAAGGGTTTGAGTTTGGGTTTCATGGGTGGTGAGTGTATATCTGCGCGATACCGCATGGCTGGCCAAATGTGCTGCATTAGGGTTTATCCCTAGAAAATAATTGGTTTGGGTACTTCCAAGGCGATATACAAACCGTGCTATGATTCGCTCATGTTCAACGCACAGATGACGTGCAAGGAGTTGCAAACATGACCAAGCAAGAAGCCCTCAACAAAGCACAAGCCGCTCGCCATGCAGCCAAGTTGGCGCTGGCCCGCCATGCCCTGTACGCCACCACCTTTGGCGGCAATGACCAGCTCACACAGGCAGCGATGCTGGAGCACGATGTAGCGCTTGAAGCGTTCAGCAAGTGGATGGATGTTGCTGAATTGCACCCCAGCACCCGCGCCAGCCTGATCCGCAAGCAGTCCCTGCCTGCCTTCATGTTCGGCTACAAGCTGGAGGCCTGATCATGACACCCCACACCGGCAAATTCGTCGCCTACTACCGCGTTTCAACCGACCGCCAAGGCCAGTCAGGCCTCGGCCTTGATGCCCAGCGTGCAGCAGTGGCCAAGCACATTGGCACCGCCGAGCTGGTGGCCGAGTTCACTGAGGTTGAGTCTGGCCGCAAGAATGACCGCGAGCAACTAGCTCACGCATTGAGCCTGGCAAAGCGTACAAAGGCAGTCCTTGTGATTGCAAAACTCGACCGCCTTGCCCGTAACGTGCACTTCATCTCTGGCCTGCTTGAGTCTGGCGTGCCCTTCGTCTGCGCCGACATGCCCGAGGCCGACCGCACCTTCCTTCAGATGATGGCCGTGTTTGCTGAGTGGGAAGCACGCAAGATCAGCGAGCGCACTAAAGCAGCGCTGGCCCAGGTCAAAGCACAGGGCCGCACCCTGGGCTGCCCGACACCAGAGATCGGCTCGGCCATTGGCGTGCAGGCCGTGATGGCCAAGGCCGACAAGTACGCCGACCGGGTTGGCCCCATCGTGCGCGACATCATCGCCCGGTCTGGTGCCAGTACCCTGAGAGACATTGCTGCAGCCCTTGAGGCTCGCGGCGTGGCCACACCCCGTGGCAATGTGACCTGGGGGCCAACTCAGGCCTCCAACCTTTTGAAACGCCTCAACCTGGAGCTCAATCATGCATGAAACCTTGACCGAAAAAATCACAGTGGCCACATTGTTTGTGGCTTGCGTTGGCCTTTTGATCTGGATGCCAATATGAGTGCAAAGATCACCACCCCACCGAAGACCTTGCTGGAGGGCGCTGAGTACATAAGCGCCGCAGCCACTGACATTGAGCGCACCTGGCGCAAACACGGCTGGCTGCCCAAAGAAGAACGCGAGGCCGAGCTCAAGGCCCAGCAGACGGTCAAACGCATGAAGACCAAGGAGCGCAACGATGCTGGCTCCTAACCTTGCCGCTGGCCGCGACATGCGCGAGCGCCAGCTCGACATCTTTGAGCAGACCGACCACCAGTTCTTGGAGCGCTGCCGGGCACTAGCTGTGCTCATCTGCCGCCAACAGGGGCAGGTCTCGATCAACGACATCCGCGCCTTTATCGAGGTGCCGCCGGGTGTCCACCCATCTGTTCTGGGCGCGGTGTTCCGCACCAAACAGTTTCGCAAGGTTGGCTTTACCGAGGCCACCCATCCCCAGGCGCACGCCCGAGTGGTGCGCGTCTATTCCCTAGCCACTAACAAGGAGTGAAAAATGGCAGGCAAACTGACAGAC